CTTCTTTCCTCAGTTGCCCTTGTTTGTGCACTTCTTGGTGTTTTTATATCTGTCATGTGTACCTCCTAAACGTACTTAGCATACTCACTTAGAGGAACTCCAAGCTTGTTTGCTATTTTTACCTGACTAGGTGTCAACCTAACAGATTTGCGCCCTTTGGTTGCAGACCTTGATGCAGAAGCGACTGGTTGGGCGATCTTAGCACTTCTGGTAGCCTGATCCGAGTCTTCAAAAGACTCTGGAAACTTGTTTTTAACTCTTACAGTTAACTCATTATAGTAATCATCTGATTCTGTGTCAAATCCTTCTGCTACTAAACCACGATGAATTCTTTGAGCATAATCTGTCATTTCTTGATCAGATCGAAACCAAGTATTCTTCTCAGCCCAAGCCAAAGCTTTTTCAGAAGGTTGGGCTCGCTGAGTAGGGGGTTGTGGATTTGTTGACTGTTCTTGCTCCACTTTCTTTTGGAACTCTTCATATTCCTGCTCCTTTTTTTGTTTTGTTACTCGAATACGTTCTGATTCTAAATCTAATTTTGTTAAAGCTTGTCTTGCTTCTTCTTCTGCTTGATAATTACCTGACTCTCTTGCTGTAATTAAATTTTGCTTAGCAAGATCTGCTGCCATTTTATTTCTGACTTCACTCTCTGACATGTAACCTTTGTCAATGTCAAAAGTTTTCTTTTGAGCATCAGCTAATTCTTTTTGAACGTTTTGTGCAAATTGTAGAGCTGCATCTTTTTCTCTTTCAGCCTCTCTAATCTTATAGGTTAGCTTATCAATTCTTTTTTTTACTTTATCAGAATACTGATCCATCTCCTCAGATTGCTTTTCTTCAGCAACCTCAACTTTAGGAGCAAGTGGTTCTTTTTCTTCAGTTTTTATATCTTCGTAATTGTCGGGTTTGACCGCGCCGTGAGACTTATCCTCTAGCTCGACTTCTGCTCCCTCACCTGATGTATCTAGGTCTACGAGTTTTTCGTCTTTTGCAGTTTTAAGTTCTGTTTGCATGGTACCTCCATGTTATAGTATTGTTAATATGTCCTCTGGACTATCAACAGTGCCGAGTATCTCGTCATCATTTAATAGTCTTACCTCTCCTCCATCTATTCTTATTCTTGATCCTGCGTATCTGCCAAACACGACCCAATCTCCTTGTTTGCACCAAGGACCATTAGGAAACTTTTCTTTATCTGCGTATGCATCTTCACCAACAGCTAATACCATTGCAACACTTGCAGTCAATTGTGAATCTTCCATAGTTTTGTCGGTTAATAAAATACCACCTTTAGTTTTCTCAGACGCTTTGAAAGGTAATACTAATATTCTCCAGCCAACAGGTTTTGGAAGTTTATCTAATTCTTTTGTCGGAGGTTTAACTGCCTCCTTAGGGTTGTCGAATTTTTGTTTTATGTGATCTGGCACATATAAAGTTTTAGTCATCTAGTTTCTCCTGTTTTTCCAGCAGGCGAGAAATTTCCTGTTGGCATATGTCAAGCATATGTAGTTTACCAAGAATATACTTATATTCTTCAAAGTTTTCAACCCCTTGTGATAAACTTTCTCTAAGACTTTCTGAAATAGCTTTTAGTTCTTTTTTTAGATTATAAATTATAAATGCATTACTCATGTAAAACGTTAACTCCTGGTATTAATTTTTCTAAACCTTGGTTATCACCGTTTCTTGTGCAATACCAAGTTTGTTCTCTTCCACTGTTAGTGCCATATGTAGGCATACCTCTATCTCTAAGACCTGCTTTCATGCCCTCAAACACGGATGTTAGTTCGACATCATCACCAAACATAATTCCATCCTTTTTCAATTTAGGCCACCAATTGATTACATCATCTCTTACAGGCTCATACTCATGGGCACCATCTACCATGACATAATCGACAGATTCATCTGCAAACTTATCTAATATATCTTTGCTGTCTGACCTGCCTTGACAAAGATTGACCATATTTCTACCTACAAAAAATTTAAGATTTTCTCTGGTCATGTGCATAAAATCTTTGGGTAACTTTATGTTTGCATGTTCTGATGAACCTTCAAAGGTATCGATACAATATATTTTTACATCTTCTTTGTTTGCATTCATTAATGAGGTTGCTAAATAGTGTGTGGATCTTCCTAAAAAAGATCCGATTTCTACGATGACACCATTATCGGGTATTCTGTCAACTATTATATCGTATGTTTCCGAGTAATTAAACCAACCCGGTATTTTAAAGTATGAGTGTTTCAATTAATATTTTATGGTCATATGCCCAACGGCTCCTGCAGAGGCAGCGCCATTTTCAGCCCAAAGTTTTAGAGTGATAGTTGTTTTACCCGCATTAGTTTTGAGTGTAAACTTTTCTGATTGTCCTGTTGCAACTCCTGATTTGTTGTGATCAGAACCTGCAGAAGTTTCTACTTCTATTTTCCAAGTTGTTCCGTCTGGATCAGTAATTGTTCCAGTAACATCTTGGTCAAAACCATCTGTGTAATATTGTTTTTGCAATTTTACATATCCTGTGTCGTCTAATGTAAATTTCATGTTTGATGTGCTGCCTAACAGATTATCAGGTAGTTCGTTGTCTAGTATTGTCATTATTTACCTTTCTTAGTAATGAGGCCCATGGCCCCTTTTGCACCCTTAATACCAAAACTTGCTGAACAAGCTATGTATAGAAGGTGTTTGTAGTAATCAGGAAGTGAGTGTAGTGCCTCAAACCCTGCTTTAATGTGTGGAGTCCATCCAGGGATGAATACTGCCACCGCCGGAACCAACAGGCATATTAAAATTAGCTCGTCTTTCCAGCTCCCTTTCATTTGATCGACCGCACTGGCCTCCCACGAAATTTTTCCCGCAATCTGAGCTTCTTTAAGGCTCTTCTGTGCCTTAATTTCAGTCAATGCTAGGTCTGCTTTGGCTTTTTTAGTCTCAACAAAGCCTTTAACTGCATTACCGACTAAATTTGACAGTGGGCCTATTAATAAATTAAGCATTTTTCTTTACTCCTTTTATTTTTCCTTTGTTTATGCTTGCATAAAACACTTTTGCACCTTCTTTTTTGCCATAAGTCTTTTTCATGGCCTTTTTTATCTTTTTACCCTTCTTGTTTAGGGGCATTTGTCCTCTGTCTAGCAACACTTGCTCTTAAATCTGCTAAATCATAGTCTTTTTGTAATTTTTTAGCGTCTAAAATTTGTTTATAGTCAAATTGGTTCTCTTTTAAACCTTGTTGTTCACCTTTTAGCTGTGCATCCATCTCCATTTCGGCTTGGCGAAGTGCTAATTCTTGTTGTTTTAACAATACTAGAGGATCTACGCTTTGATCTTGTAAAGCTTCTTGCTCTTCTGAAATCATTAACTCTGTAATCTTTACAACCTCTTCATCAACTAGTTGTGCTTTTGCCATTTGTAGTTTTTGAATTTCTTCTGGTGGTATTTGTTCACCGAATTTTCTTCGCAGGTTCTCTGCCTCTTCTACTAAAGCACGTTCAACTTGTTGTTCTGCTAAAAAAGACACGTGTTGATTAATGTGTGAAGCTAAAGTTACAATAGCCATAGGATTACTTTTTACTAATGATGAAGATAAAAAGGTTCTATGCGCTTTTATATGTAAAGCATGATCTTGTTGAGGGAAGGCTTGTAGAGGTTGACCTCTTAGAGTCACACTATGTTCTAATGCAGCGTTTGCTGGCTGAGGTCCTTTAGGAAGTGGTAATATCTGCTCAATATCTTTAACACCTAATGCTATGTACATTCTTCTATACGCTTCATAGAGATTGTGCATTTGAGGATTACTTTGAGCTAACTGTAATTGGTTTTGTGCAAGAGTCACTCGTTGTGACATAGAAAATATATTTGGATCAGATACAGGTAGTATATCTATTGCATCTGCAAAATCTGCTTGTTTAATTTCTCTTGGTCCTCCCGAAACAGCATACGGATACGCAGGTGGTAAAACTAATTGAAATATTTTTGCAAGTAATTGAAATTCTTTTTTCTGTGCGTAATGTAATCTTTTGTGAACGGCCGACATAACTTTTGTACCACGCTCCATCAGAGCCATGGTTGTGCCAACAGGAGTTTGTGAACTTCCTATTTCAGATAGCTGCATATCTGCAACAGTTGCAAATTGCTTTGCTGCATCCACACAAAAACCTAACAGTTGCATTAAGGTTTGATCTGGACCCTTATAAGGCAACGGCATTAATGCTTCACGTATAATACCATTTGGTGCATCAACGTCTCTAAACTCACCGGGTTGTAGTGGTTGATCATCATCACGTATTCTTAGTCCACGTGATTTAAATCCTGCAGGTAAATTTGACAATGTTCCAGCATCTAATAATTGACGTAATGCTGAAGTAGCAGATCTTGTTAATCCACCAATCATGTGAATTAAACCAAAGCCATAAAATCCTAAACCAGGTAAAAATTTGTAATGTACGAAATAATCATTCTTCTTTTTAAGAAGATCATTCTCATTGTAATTTCTGTAAACGGAAATAATTGCATTTGAGCTTCTATCGATCGTTACAATGTAAGGAAGCATAATCCCACTTGGTTCACCATTTTTTGAATTCATGTCTTCAAAACCTTCAAGGTCTAAATCGACATGCATTTCATAAAGTTCTACCATATCTTCGGAAGCGTATGAGCCAGGTGACTCACCATCAATTTGATCTTTCTTCTCCTGTAAGTCAGATGCACCAGATCCATCATACCCCTCAGTATCAATGTCAAGATAAAAACCTGATACTTGTTTTTTTCTTAAATCATTTTTTGTCATTTTAACGACTTGTGTAATTCTTTCACAATCGTCAAGATCTGCACAACCGTAAGGAACTATCACATCCTCGGCGGGTATAAATTTTGATGTTGCTCTACCGGCTACTTCGTCATAGTAAATTTTTTTGAATGCACTACCTGATAAAGGTAATTGAAATAATAATTGGTCCATCTCAGGATTGTAGTCTTCCATGACATGAGTAATCTCATAGTTCATATAATCTTTGACTCGTTCTGCTGCTTGTTGAAGCTCTGGAGAATTTGCTCCTACAACTTGTGTTCTTACAGGACCATCACTTGGCAGAAGTTCAACATAAGCCATCGCTTGAAATTGTGTAACGGCTTGTGCTAGTACAGGGTGGTTGACACTTGCAGCGCCACGAAACGGTCTGGTTCTTTCTTCATATTTAAATCCTAAGAGATCAAGACCTTTAGTATAAGATTGTTCCCAATCTTCTCTTGTAGCTTTATCATTATCAACTTTTTCAATTAGTTCATTAGATAAACCTTGAAGGTAAGATGGGTCTAAAACTTCAGCTAAATTGGAGGAAAAGGATGTTTGTATTTGTTCTTGTTCAGGATCTACAATAGCAGATCCGTCATCTTCTAAAACTATGTCCGGGTTTTGTTGCCCTGTCTCTAAATTAACTTCTTGACCTACCTCTTCAATATTTAAATCTTCATCGCCACCTGGGCCAATCGGATTTTCATTTTGTGGTGTAGGTACATTAGAATTAAACTTTTCTACCATTAATACTCTCCAAATATGTCAGTAATTGAAACTAAACCATCAGAGGCAATTTTACCACCATCTTTTTTACCATATATAAACATTGGGCCCTTTTTAGTGGTTTCCTCAGGTAGAGTCAAAGTAAACATTTTTACCCTCTGTGGATTATACTCGTCTATAATTACTGTGGCATTCTCTGCTCTATCTGCGTCACCTAAAGGAACTAGCTTAAATCCATCATCACCTTCTAACTGCACATAGTATTCCATAGTTTGTCCCGGCGCTATCTCTCTTCTTAAGACTACTTCTTTAGAAGAGCCTTTATCACCAAAATCTAGAGCCACTCTTTCTATTTCAGCATCTAAAAAATCTTGTACTTCATCGGGACTATTACCACTTCTAGGTTCAAAATCTTTTAGCAATTCTAATTCACCATCTACATTTTTATTAAAAAATTTAAGTCCTTTATCAGCTTTTGATTTATCTACAATTTCTTCTATTTTTAAATTATTTTTATTTCCTGTGTATTTCTTAGCGATGTTCTTCATCTCCTGCACTGTAATGTTGTCGTAGATTGTTTTGAATTTTTTTGCTGCAGGCCCATCAGGATCTTTACCCCATCTTT